ATCTCCTGCGACTACGGCACGGTGAACCCGGCGTCCTTTGGGCTGTGGGGGCTGTGCGGCGGGGTGTGGTACCGGGTCCGGGAGTTCTATTTCGACTCCCGGAAGCAGGGACGGCAGATGACCGATCAGGAATACGCCGCCGCCCTGCGGGACCTGGCGGGCGACCGGCCCATCGGGGCGGTCATCGTGGACCCGTCGGCGGCCAGCTTCCACGAGGTGCTGCGGCGGGACGGCTGGACCGTCCGCAAGGCCGTCAACGACGTGCTCTCCGGCATCCGGCTGACGGCGGACCTGCTGAAAGCCGGGCGCATCCGCATCTGCCAGGGCTGCGAGGACTGCCTGCGGGAGCTGGAGGAATACGTCTGGAACACGGAGGCGGGCCACGACACGGTGAAAAAGGAGCACGACCACGCCATGGACGATATGCGGTATTTTGCCGCCACGGTGCTGGGGACGCAGGACGCGCCCTTCGCGGTGCTGGCGGTGCAACGACGGTGAGGGCTGCGGCCCTTGCCGGGATTTGAGGTGAGACAATGGGAATTTTCAAAAAACAGAAGGCGGCAGCGCCGCAGGTGCAGATGCGGTCGGGCCAGGGGCACCCTTTCTGCGACATCAGCGGCTATGTGCCCATGGGCGGCGGCGAGGTCCGCGTCTACCGGGCCATGCGGGAGGCGGTACCGATCCTGGACGCGGCGGTGGGCAAGCTGTGCCGCCTGGTGGGCGGCTTCGACGTGGCCTGCGGGGACAAGACGGCGGAGGCGGCCTTGCGGCGGTTTTTGCAGACGGTCCCCTGCGGCCGCGGGCAGACGGGCATCCACTGCTTCCTGGAGGGATACCTGGACAGCCTGCTGGTCTGCGGCAGGGCCGTGGGCGAGATGGTGGTCTCCGGCGGACAGCTGAAGGCGGTCTGCTGGGGCGACGTGGCGCAGGTGACGGTCCGGGAGGGGGCGACGCCCCTGGAGGTGGAGTTGTGCGGGCCGGATGAAAACGGCCGGGTGCGGCCCTACCCGTACCAGAACCTGCTGCTGTTCACCACCCGCAACCCGGAACCGGCCAATCCCTACGGCGTCAGCCTGCTGCGGAGTATGCCGTTTCTGACGGATATTCTGCTGAAGATCTATCAGACTGTCGGCGTCAACTGGGAGCGGGCGGGCAATGTGCGGTATTCCGTGGTGTGCAAGCCCTCCGGCGATGTGCTGGACCATGTGGGGGCCGCCGAACGGGGCCGCCAGATGGCCGAGCAGTGGTCCCAGGCCATGCAGGAGAGCAAAAGCGGCATGGTGCGGGATTTCGTGGCCGTGGGCGACGTGGAGATCAAGGTCATCGGCGCGGACGGGAAGATTTTAGACTCGGAGGTGCCGGTGCGGCAGCTGCTGGAGCAGCTGGTGGCGGCCACGGGGCTGCCGCCGTTCCTGCTGGGACTCAGCTGGTCCACGTCCGAGCGCATGAGCGCCCAGCAGACGGACCTGCTGACTTCGGAGCTGTGGGGCATCCGGCGGACGGTGACACCGGCGCTGGAAAAGATCTGCGACCTGTGGCTGCGGCTCAGCGGCTACGGTACCACGGCGGAGATCGTCTGGGGGGATATTACGCTGCAAGACCTGGTGGAGGAAGCCCAGGCGGACCTGTACCGGGCCCAGGCAGCGGAGATCAGAATGGAAACAGGAGGGGAAGGAACATGAAAATTCAGAAAGCGGCGGCGGTGCTGGAATCCGGCATCCCGCTGGAGAGCCAGCTGGAACGCATCAATCAGCAGAGCAAATCGCCGCTGACAGCGGAGCAGGTCTATGTGTTCTCTGTGCGGCTGTGCGACGACCAGCCGGACCGGGACCTGGAACAGTTCGACACGGCGGCACTGCCGGAACTGGCGGCTATGTTCGTGGGCAAGACCGGCATCTGCGACCACGAGTGGTCAGCCAGGCAGCAGGTAGCGCGGGTGTTCGACACCGAGGTGGTGCAGGAGGACGGCGTCAGCTGGATCCGGGCCTGGGCCTATATGCTGCGGCTGCCCCAGAACGAGGCGGTCATCGCCGACATTGAGGGCGGCATCCGCAAGGAGGTGTCCATCGGCTGCGCCATGGGCCAGCGGATCTGCTCAGTCTGCGGGTCCCCCTACGGGACGTGCAGCCACCAGAAGGGTGCGGTCTACGACGGCCAGGTCTGCGTGGCGGTGCTGCGGGACCCCAAGGACGCCTATGAGTTCTCCTTTGTGGCGGTGCCGGCCCAGAAGTCGGCAGCGGTCACGAAGCAGTACCGGCAGGCCGTGGGCATGAACCTCTTAGAGCTGGTAGAAAAGCACGGCAGTGTCCACCACCGGGAGGCACTGAAGCAGTTACAGGAGGATGCGGAGCTGGGCCGGGTCTATGTGAACAACCTGCGCCACGAGGTGGTGCGGCTGGGCCTGGCGGCGGACCTGGGGCTGGACCAGGGAACACTGGAATCCATCTGCAAGCGCATGGACCATCGGGAGCTGGAGAATCTGCGGCTGAGCCTGGAAAAGCGGGCGGCGGCCCTGTATCCGGCGACCCCGCAGCTGAGCGGCACCAAATCGGAGCCGTTCCAGGAGAGCGCGTTCCTGATCTGAACGGAATGCGCGGTTTGATCTGACATCATGCCGCACAGCGGCTGGTGAATATTTGAGGAGGTTTTATACATGAAAGTAGGATTTGAGGGCATTGGCCAGGAGCTGGCCACATTCCTGGCCGAGGACGGCCTGAAAAGCGGGCAGGTCTGCACGGTGACCGGCAGCGGCACCGTGGGGACCTGCGAAGCCGGAAAGCGGTTCTGCGGTGTGGCGCTCCATGCCGGGGACGGAAAGGCAGCGGTCCAGCTGCGGGGCTTTGTGACGGCGGCCTACACCGGCGACAGCGCACCCGACCTGGGCTTTACGGCCCTGACGGCCGACGGCAATGGTGGTGTGACCGTCGGCGGCAGTGAGACGTATCTGGTGGTGCAGGTGGACAGCGCCACCAACACTGTGGGCTTCTGGCTCTGAATTTAAGGAGGAAACGATCATGGCTTATGACAATCTGAGACTGGAAAAGGGAATGTACCGCGAGAGCGGCAAGAGCTTCACCCAGGTGCTGGAGCAGCTGGACCCCAGCGAACACTACAAGGGCACCGCCATGGAGGGCCTGGACGCCTTCCAGCGGCAGCTGAAGCGGTTTGACATCCATGTGAAGGGCAGCGGCTCGGACTGCGTGGAGAAGTTCTTCCGCACCATGGATTCCGCGGTGCTGTTCCCGGAGTTCATCGCCCGCGCCGTGCGTCAGGGCATGGAGGAGAACAACATTCTGCCGTCTATCACCGCCACCACCACGGCCATTGACGCCATGGACTACCGCAGCATCTACTCCGTGCCGGAGGAGGACGACAAGGCGCTGCTGGAGGTGGAGGAAGGCGCGGCCATCCCCGCCACCACCGTCAAGACCAAGGAAAATCTGGTCCGGCTGCGCAAGCGGGGCCGGATGCTGGTGGCCTCCTATGAGGCGGTGCGGTTCCAGAAGCTGGACCTGTTCTCCGTCATGCTGCGGCAGATGGGCAGCCACATTGCCGCCATGCAGCTGCAGGACGCTGTGGCGGTGCTGGTGGATGGCGACGGCAACGACAACGGCGCCGCCGTCATCCAGAGCGACAACGGCCTGGACTACGCGGCCCTGGTGCAGTTCTGGGCGCAGTTTCACCCCTACAGCCTCAATACCATGCTCTGCGGCGGCGACGTGATGGTGCAGCTGCTCCAGATCAAGGAGCTGCAGGACCCCCTGACGGGGCTTAACTTCCAGGGCACCGGCTCTCTCAAGAGTCCTCTGGGCGCGGATCTGTACCGCACCGACGCGGTGCCCGCTGGGAAGCTCATCGGCCTGGACCGCCGCTATGCCCTGGAGCTGATCCAGGCGGGTGAGGTCAGCGTGGAGTATGACAAGCTCATCGACCGCCAGCTGGAGCGGGCGGCCATCACCAGCATCTCCGGCTTCGGCAAGATCTGCGCCGACGCGGTGAAGGTCCTGACGGTCTGACGGCCATGGAGGACGCGATCTTTGCGCTGGTCAGCGATCTGACGGACGCGCAGGAGGAACAGACGGTCCGGCAGCTCTGCCGGGCCACGGAGGCGGCGCTTCGCGCCCGCCTCCGGTCCGGGGTCACCCCGGAGGACTGTGCCGACAGCTTTGTCTTTGCGGCGGCCCGGTACGTCCGGGCGGCCCTGCTGGAGGAATCTGCTGCCGTGGGCAGCTTTACGGCGGGCGACCTGTCCATTTCCGCCGGAACGGCGGGGACGGCGCAGCTGCGGCAGCAGGCAGATCTGCTGCTGGCCCCCTACTTGCAGGACGGCGTGGCCTTCCTGGGGGTGCGGGGATGAAGCGGCGGGTGCAGCACATCCTGCGGTATTACGGCGCCACGGTGGGACTGGTCATCGACGGACAGTGTACGACGGTGCGGGCCTTTTTCCGGCCTGTGACCCAGAAGAGCCTGCAAAATATGCGGGGAACCTTCACGGGGCTGGGCGAGGTGCTGCCGGGACAGTATCTGTATCTCGGTCCGGCGGAGCCGGCGGTGCGGCGCGGCGACCGCATCCGCTGGGACGGCCGGTGGTTTGATGTGCGGCAGGCCGAGGACATCCGGGAGGGCGATACAACGCTGTTTCGCTGGGGCCTGGCGGTGCCCGGCGGAGAGGAGGACCCATGGAACTGATGATCTCGGCGGTGGTATCGGCCCTGAAGGGGGCTGATGTGGCAGCGACTGCGGCACTGCCGGCGGCCACCATGCCGCAGTTACAGGGGCCGGTGACGGCGGTGGGGCTGCAAAGCGCCACCGCCACCCGCAGCGGCTTTTATGACTATCTGGGGCTGGAGACCATGGACGACGGCAGCCGCCGGGAACTGTACGGGCGAAAGCTGGCGGCCACGCTGTTTCTCGACATCTACAGCCCGGCGCGGCTGGGCGGTGCGGAATGCCGCCGGGCGGCGGAGGCGGTGAGCGAAGTGCTGCTGTGCGGCGTAGATGGCGTGAGCCTGGGGACCTTTACCCTGGGCCAGTGCGTCTATGACGAGGCCAGCAACTGCTTTCTCTGCGCCTGCACCGTGGAAGCCAATGCCTATGTGTACGCCGTGGCGTCGGAGGACGGCACGGAATTTACGGACTTTATTCTGAAAGGGGTACTGAAATGAGTGTAGTTTATCATGAGCGGCCGGGGGTCTACTCCGACTATGACACCTCCAGCACCACGGCCTCTTCCGGCCGTGCGGCGGTGGTGGCGGTGGCAGCAGTGTCCGATGCCAAGGCGGGACTGTACACCGTGACCACCCTGGCGGCCGGTTCCGCGACCTTTGGGGCCGACAGCCAGATGACGCAGCTGCTGAAGCTGCTGTATCAGAACGGCGCGGGGACGGTGCTGGCCTATCCCGTGGCCGAGGATACCGCGGAAAGCTATGAGACGGCCTTTGCGGCACTGCTGGAGCCGAAAACGGCAGGCTATCTGATCTGCGGCAGCGGTCTGGCCGCAGTCCACAGCGCCATGCGGGCAGCTGTGATCAAGAGTTCCGATGAGCGGGGCGAGTGCATCGGTCTGGTGGGCCTGTCGGGGGAGCCGGACAGCACAGCGCTGCTGGAGCGGGCGGCCAGCCTCAACTGTGAGCGGATGATCCTGGTGGGGCCCGGCTGCTACGCCGCCGGTGCGACAGAGAGCGGCGGCGGCATTCTCGGCGCGGCGGCCCTGGCGGGGGTCATCGCTGCCCAGACGGACCCTGC